CCACATCCAGCAACCATACCTTCCAGTTGACTGATCCACCTTTGACCAAAACCGTTGCACGGTTTTTTCAATCGATGCCTTAGGCCCGGGCTTCTTCCTGCTAGTTGTAACGAGATTGGTCATTGTTGTCTCCTGGTAGAAATGCTTCGATGGTGTACAGCACAAGCGCGGTGAAGGACTCGACGATTTCCTCGGCCTCTTCCTCGCTGCATTTGGGTATCGTGTTTAACAGCGCAACCACAGCTCTGGCGTGCGCCTCTTCGATCTTGGTCATAGTGCCTCTTTGATTGATAGGGTTGATTGACGAATGCTGTATGCGTCCTTCGCCGGCACGACCTTCTCTGGTTGCGCCTGGTAATTACGCATCGGCCAGCGGATCTCAAACCGGCCTGCAATGCCTTTGCTGGCGGTGCCAAGCAATGCTTTCAGATCCTTTTCTGCATCCGCGCAATCCTTTGCGGCCTTGGTAATTGTGGCTTTTGCTGTTGCAATTTTTTCGGCCAGTAATTCAGCCTCGGTGTCCAGCTGTACGACCTTATCTTCAGCTGCTGGCCACAACCGATCAGCGTCCTCGCTGGTTGCTGGCGGGTAGTAATCAATCGTGCCGTCAGCGCGGAACCGCTCCAGCTTGTCCTGGAACTCCAGCACCGCAGTCTTGATTGTTTCCAGTGTTTGCTTGTGTGGCTCAAACAGAAAGATCCGCAGCACGGTTCCCTGGTACAGCACGGCCACCGCACCCCAACGTGCCTGCATGATGTCCATTTGTGCTTGCAGCTGCACAGGGCCACGGTACAGTGCAGGCATTTCCTCGGGCGACACTGCGGTTAGCTTGGCCTCAAGCACGCCATAGCCGTCAAGCATGATCTCATCCTGGCCGACCACGATAATGCCTGCGTCCATATCGGTGCGGATCTTCTGGCCACGGCCATGCGCCCATCCGTCCAGGCTGCAGGCCAGCGGCAGCGTCTTATGGAAAAAGGCCGAATCAAACTCGGTCGAGAGCTCGAGCAGCTCGAGGCGCTTGGCTGTTTCTTGCAGGATCAGGCGCTCGATGCGGTCGCCCCAAGCCATCGCTTCGTTCTGTTTATCTTCGCGTGGCAGACCCTTGCTGGCGTTGATGCTGTACTGTAGTTCGTCGTTGGGTGTCTGATACCGCGACAACCCGAGCAGCGCTGGCAGGCGGCTGGCGCTCATCATGTAGTCCGGTGTTAGTTTGCCTGACATGTTTCCTCCGTTAGTTTATAGACACGCACCACGCGAGCGTGGGCGGCTTTGTGAGCGGCTTCTGTGTAGCCGATTGCTGTGAATTTTTTACCCCGGAAAACAGCACCCAAAACTGATGGGTGCAGCTCCGCAGGCAGGTTGATGGCAGCTCGCACATCGTTGATGGATACCGAGCCCTGCTGCCTGCAGATCTGAGCTGCAATGTCTCGGCATTGGGCCAGGAAGTCACTGTCGCGTTGCTCGAACAGTGCCAGCTGGGCATCGCGCAAGATCTGGCCGGTGATCATATGACACCCGCCACAAAGAACATGGCCATGACAACAAAGATCCCGAACAGGAAGCCGTTAAAGAAATCGTCGTTCATGCTGCACCCCGCTGAATCAGGTTGGAAACTTGGGCAGCGCCCCAGGTACGGCCACCGCGAGCGGTATGCACGCCGCGGGCTGTCAGTGCTGCTGCGATGGAGCGCAGGCTGGTGATGCCGGCACGCTGCAGGTCGGCGATGATGGGCATCATGCGAGCTGCAAATGCGTCAGCGTTGGCGCGGCCAGCTGCTGCACCGGCTTCTGCTGCTGCCTGCGGGTTTGGGTTACCGAGTTTGACACCGCGAGCCTTCGCTGCCTGCAGTGCTGCCTTGGTGCGGCGGCTGATCTCTTCGCGCTCATGCTGGGCAACCACAGCGCGAATGCCGAACTCAAGCGTACCGGCGTGCGGCATGTCGGCTGCAACGATCTGCACGCCTGAGTCACGCAGGGTCAGCAAGAATGCTGCCTGGCGGCTGAGTCGGTCGATCTTGGCAATCAGCAACGCTGCGCCAGTGGCTTTGCACATGGCGATGGCAGCGGCCAGCTGTGGCCGGTCATCGTGCTTGCCTGATTCGATCTCAGTGAATGAATGGATGATGCCGTCAGCGTAGGCTTTGACTGCTGCCTGCTGGGCTTCGAGGCCGAGGCCGGATTGGCCCTGGCGCTCAGTGGAAACTCGGAAGTAAGCTACATACTTGCTCATGTTTTGCGCTCCTGTATCTCGGTGGCGTTGCGGTCTTGAGTGACCGTAGACAGAGACTCTCATATATCGGCGAGATATGTCAACACCCCAAACCAAAATAATTTTAGGCGCTGTCAAATTGGCAAGCGTTGACGGCGTTACGGTCTTGGAATTATATTCGGGCGATATACAAGGGGGAGTTATGAAACAGGGCAAGATGTTTTTAATGCGTATGCGGCCAGAAGTGCGGCAGCTGCTAGACCAGGCGGCTACAGAGCAGCGTCGCACCAGGGTGTCGATCCTGGAAGAGCTGATACTGGAAGCCTACGGCAAGCGCTACCAGACCACGCAGGATCGGCTGAATAAGCTGCTAGGTGGCGCATGAACGGTCGCGGCAAGCGGAACAAGGGTGCTGCAGGCGAGCGTGAGCTGGCGAAGCTACTGACTGACGAGCTCGGGTTTGTGGTCAAGCGCAACCTGGGGCAGGCCAGAGATGGTGCTGATGACATCACGATCCAGCACTTCAGGCTTGAGGTTAAGCGGCAGGAGCGGTTGCAGATTGATGCTTGGTCGCAACAGGTGGAGGCGTGTGCGCAGCCGAACGAGGTGCCGGTGGTAGTCTACCGGCGCAACGGCCAGCCCTGGCGCGTATGTCTTTTATTGGATGACTTTATACCTATGCTACGAGATCAATTGGAGGGAAACAATGCAAACGAAACTGAAGCTAGCTGATGACATGCCAGCAAAGAAGCAAAAGAAACGCGATGACACGCCAAGCGTCTACAACCCTGACTTTAAGTACAAGCCAGCGGGTACGGCGATGGACTTAGCCGCCAAGTTTAAGCGCATCCAGCGCGAGCAGGCTAAGGCTGCGAAGGCTAACAAGGTGAGGCGCGTCAAATGATCCGACTGTGGCGAGCGTTTCGGATGTGGCGTTACTCGGGCCTTGGGATCATGGCCTCGGTCAAGCAGGCCAGGCGGTATCTGAGGCGGCATGGTGGCCGCAGGTTATGAGCACTGCCAGCACTGCGACAGGCCGCACTGGAAGCCTCGCACTGTGCTGGTGGACGGCGTTGAGCTCTGCACGCACAGCGAAGCCTGGCGCTTTGAGTGCGAGGTGCGGTGGGCTCTGAAGCTACCGGACAAGGCCCGGAAGCCGAAGGTTACCAAGATGCAATATTTACTCAGTGTCGAAGAGCGGCGCGGCATTGAGGGCAAGACCAAGCTGCGAAATGAAATGTTGAGGAGATATAAGAATGAAAAAACCAAGAAATGACCACCGGCTGCTGGACACACTGATTACTGAGCTACGAGCTCGCAACGACGCGCACCTGGCTGTCAAACTGGGCTGGCCGCAAGCGTATGTCAGCAAGATAAGAAACGGCAAGATGTCTGTAACAGCCGAGCGGATCTTGAAGATCCACGACGCGACGGGCTGGGAGATCAAGCGGATCAAGGGGCTGATATGAATACCAAGTTCTGCACCAGTTGCCAATGCACCAGGGAAGAGGCTGGCGGCATCTTTAGGCGCGGCAAGAACACAGCGCGATGGATCTGTAAGCCGTGTGTGGAAAGGCGCTCAGAGAGCCCGTACAGGAACCACAGCGGGCAGATCACGCCGGAGGCGCATGTGCGGAAGCTGGCGGGTCAGCTGCGGTGGCGGTGATGGCTATCGCTTTGTTCGGCGTGCTGCTGATGACACTCGGCGGCTTGATTGGATTGGCCGCGATTGCCATTTGGATTGCGCTGATTGCAGGGGATGAGGATTGAGCCCGATGCCTGATAACGTGGTGCAGTTCGCGCTTCCGAAGAAGCCTAAGATCCGCGAGAAGGAGCCGATGCCAGACCAGCGCAAGCTGGTTGTGGTGCCGATCCGAGCAGCCACAGACAAAAGCCTCACCGAAGGCATGTTGCGCACGCTGTTGCTGGTGGCCAGCTATTGCAACCGAGCTGGGATCACTTGGGTCGGGCAAGCCAGGCTAGCTCAAGACTTGGGCGTTAGCAGGCAAGCCATCACCAGGCAAGTCGGCAAGCTAGTCAAGGCTGGTTACCTGGAAGTAATCAGCAAGGGCTGGCGAGGCGAGAGGTCAAACAGCATCAGGTTGATCTTCGATAAGAGTATCGATGCTGAGACAGCTGTGGCAGTCACTAGCCGCATTGAGGACACCAGAACACCGCTAATGAAGGAGAAACAGATGCAGGACATGACACCAGATCCAGAAGGATTGAAGCGCATCCACGACATGATCAACGGAGTAATTAAGCCAGTTCAACAACCACCAAGGGAGTATCAAATGCCAAAGTCAGGAGACACAGTCACGGTTGCCAAGATGAAAGAACAGATAGCAAAGAAGAAAGAGAAAGCAGTCAATACGCTACTTTCAGAGGTTGCCAATGAAGAGGCTACACATAGGCAACCTAGACCTGTGGATAACTCGCTCCATAGGCAACATGATCGGCTACATCCAGAGGTTGCACTAAACACAGAAAACATAAGTATAGATAAAGTATTAAGGTTATTTTTAAATAAAGGTTTTAATGTTTTAAGCAACCAAGAATCAATTCAACACATTGCAAATGAAACAACAGTTGCAGAACTGGAAACACTGATGGATAAGTTGTCAGATCGCTATGCAGCTGAAGG